TTAGACAACAATTTCTCCTTGCTCTTTTAAGTAAGCATAGATGCGGCCTAGATCGATTTCCTCCGTTGTTTTGCCAATGTCATCTTGGGTTAATGGTTGTCCAAAAATGCTTTTTGCTGCGGTTGGATCAATCCATTTATATTCCGAGATGATAGGCGTAAAGTCTGTCACGGCCCCATCATTGTCTGTACCAGTACCAAGTACGTATTTAGCATTAATTGAGCCGTCCTCTTGTTTTGAGTATGCAGCAATCACCGAATACATTGGGTTTAAAATTTTATTAAATGTAGTCATGTTTTTACTCCGTTTTATAATCCTACAAGGTTAACTATAATAGATGTTACATTACCAGATAGCCCCGCTACTGGTCTGCTCCCCTCAATAATTGCTGGTGTAATATAAAGTCCCATCCTCCGTACACCACCTTTAAATGGCTCAAAAGCTATTACCGTCTGAGCAACCCGAATACCATTATTTGCTTGTGCTGGTGGAGCGTAAAATACGCTATTCATGCTAAGCAGCACCCCTAGCTTTTCGCGGCTCCCAATATCCTCTGGATAACAGACTGAACGTCCATCAGGCTTAATGAAAGTAGATGAGACAGGGGATAGATATCTATTGTTGGACGAAAACACAACATCACCTTGCGCATTAAAGATGTTTAAACCATACTCGGAATTATCTGCGTCAGGGCTGCCAAAAATAAAGTATTCGATTTTCAACCCCCTCGCTGCATTGATATCGTACGGCAAGTTTGGCGCACTTATATCTGACGTGCTAAAATCCCCAGCGGGGATACACATAAGCTTATATGTAATGTAATTACCATCCCTTACAACAAGGTAGCAATTTATAATACACGCCGAACTTGCGCGAATAACAACAACCTCATCAAGCAAGCAAGTTATCTCACTCAAATTAGCATCGCCAACTCCTTTACGTTTGAAAGCCAAGCTCTTAAACTCAGAATCAATGCCTGCCCCAAAAGTTTCTGTCGCAAATCCATACATATCAATAAGTCCCATAGTAAAGTAGATACTCATTATCGTCTATTGAGTTATATCTAACTACGCTATTATTAACATCGTAACTCAACTCTATTATACGTCCAGAGGCTATATTTGAGTTGTAAGGCATTGCCATAAAAAATGGGATTTCGCGTAGCTTAACAATGATTGGTTGAGCTCCAACACCTCTAACAACTGCGACCCCCTGCAATTTTAGCACTCTGCGTTCGCTATCAAATATCAAGCGTCCATCTGGGTCAAAGACTTGCATAGCATAATAAGCCATAATTACCTCAACTTACCTAATTTAACTCTGACATTTCCCCTCTCGTCATACACAATAATTTGCTCATTATTTACGACAAGCCCAACATTACCAACACCAGATCGCATTTCGACCGTACCTTGATTGTTAACCATAAATCTATTATTGATATTAATAGAGCCACCTGTTATCTCGCCAAGATTAGCACTAATAGCGGAAAGACTATTCACATTCAACTTATCCGAGGTTAATGAACGTGTCGCAATATGGTCTGCTCCAATACTACCAGCGGCAATATGTTTAGCTGCTACCGCACCAGCTGCGATATTGTTAGCTGTTACACTATCAGCCGCCATTTGATGAGCGGTGATTGAGTTTGTAACAATTGAACCACCATGAATAGCGGTTACACCTGCATTTTGCCAAGGGCTAGGGTGAGTTGCGTATTGAGTACATTCTTCTAGCATTGCCCTCATCACAAGTAAACGCTGCAATCCTTTACCACGACTTGCAATTATAAGCCTTACTGAACCACTTTCAGGAGCGGTGAATTTCGAATAATATCTAGGCATATTAACAAGACCGTGATATCCATCAGCCCGTTGACCCTCACTAGGAATTACTGAGCCTATTGCATTTAATCTGCCTGCATATCCACCACTACTATTCATTGCGTATATTTCCGTTTCTGGCCTACCTCCGTGTACAGCAGAATAGAATGAAAATATATAGTTTTTGTTCGGAATCAGCTTTATATCTTGAGCAATAGATACAGTCCACGCATAATAACCTGTCCCCGTATTAAGCCAGTTTACACAACGGTCTGTATTTGGATCTATGCCGTGAAAAAAATCACCACTAAACCCGCTATTTTCATGATCTAACCTAAAATCACCCATCGGGAAATTACCGTAAGGTGTTTGAACATCTTTCCAACCAAACGGCTTTCCGTTGTTGTCAGGAAAAAATACAGGGTTGTAGAGTAAGTTTCCGCCAAGTCCAATTGCTAATTTATCAGCAGTAATCTGCCCTGCAGCCATATGTTCAGTTCGCACAGCTCCAGCCTGTAAAGCTCCCGCTCCAATTGTGTTTACACCAATTTGATCGGCTTGCAACGTGCCTACTAATTGGGTTGTCTTAATGCGAACTCCGCTTACATCAATGCCATTCTCAAGGTATTTCGTACCGTTCCAAGTGTAAAGTTTACCGTCTGCGGTGTTGTAAACCTGTTTGTGGCCTTGATATTCGCCAGTATTTAAACCATTAACCGTTTTAATTAAGTCTAGGTTACGAGCTGGCAATGCAGTATCAATTACCTCATTTACAATGTTCTGAGATAGCTTTTTATTTAGCACCTCTAATTCGGCATCAATATCTACCGCACTTTCACCTTTAATTCCTGATTGCTGATTAAATGGGCCAACATTCACACCCCGAGCATGTCGCAACCAGTAATACCTAACCTGTTTTGCGCCAACTTCGTGCGTGTACATTCTTGCCGTGACTTTCGTCAAACGTTTGGCTGTTTTAATGTCATCTGTTTCACTAGTAAAAATTTCTGTCGCAGTTACATCATCAACCCAATCCCACTCAAGCGTGATATTACCCAGACCGCCAGTTGTTCTTACCCCTGTTGGCGCTGGCGGTTTATTGATGGTAAAGGTCTGAGTTTTTTCGCTTAATAACTGTCCATTCTCATTTTTAACTTGGATAAGGACGCTATAATCTCCGTTTTCGAGACCGTCTATATTAAGATTGGGAGATAATTGTCCTAATCGCACGTCATATAGCACACCGCCTTTGTAAATGCGGATATCGTATTTTACGATGCCATTACCGCCAGTCACGCTACTGTCAACTGATACGCTACCATCTGCATTTACTGCCACGCCAATGTTACTAATTTGCGGTGTAGTAAGTACGGTCGTTCCTACTGGCTCAAACTTGGCGCCATTATCAACGATTGCCTCTTTTTGTGGCTCATGTTGTAACGCCATAATGGTGTACTTGCCTTTGCTCTCCTCTTTTACAGATAATGCCTTAAATAATTGGCTTGTTACTTGTTGAGTAGCTAAAGACCATACGCCGTAGATTTCCAAGCCTACTGGCGGTCGATCGAGTGCAACCTCCGCACCATTGACTGAGATAATCTTAATATTTTGATGTTTAGCATTGGCATTGATATAGCTAAGATAACTATTGCCGCTAATGGTGATTTCACGGTCTAATACTACGGTTTTGCCATTAACTGCTAAAACTCGACCACCAATATTAGTGCCGGCATAATGTGTATCGGCGACTTTGATAATGTCACCAGGGATATGCATTAGCCCTTCTGCGCCAACGGTAAAGGTAACAGTTTTGGTTTCTAATTTTTCGGTTTGCAGCAACCATAAGGCAGTGCGGTGCGCTTGCCCTCTTGATGTACAGCCAAAAGCCGTGATTTTCTTAACGTTTAATCCATTTTTGCGGATAGATTCGTCATCTGAAACGTATTCAATCGTTTTTTCATAACTATTCTCTTTATCCGCATATTCAACTTGAATTGCATTATGGCGGGATTTTCTAGCCGAAAATGTATAGCTAAACCCGCTCTCATCCACGTTGGCATTTGTATAAGTCCAGACTGGATCTGCAGGTCTATCCATTACCACGGTTAGCTGCTGACCATTCCAAACTGGCATCGCTCTGAAAATTGAGCAAATGTCATTAATAACTTGGTAAGCAGAGCGTTGTTCGGTTAACCAAACATTACAGGTAAATCTTGGCTCTTGTCCGCCAAATCCATCTGGCACTAATTGGTCACAATATTGAGCGACTTGATATAGCGCCCATTTATCCGCGCCAAACTCGCCTAATCGCCCACCCAAGCCATAGCGTTTATTAGTCACCACATCATAGAGCACCCAAGCAGGATTATCCGTCCAATCAACTTTAAATGTGCCATCCCATATACCGGTATATTGACGCGTACGAGTATCATAGTTGCTAGGTACTTTGACTTTTAATCCTAGTAAGTCATAAGTGCGAGTAGGGATATTGCTAAAATACTCCGAGTCAAATTTTACCCCCATCAAAGCTGTGTTTGGATAAGTAAACTCGGTATCAATAATCTCTGTGTAGCTAGACCAAATAGTATTATTTTGTAGGCGCTGTGTTGTGCTATCGTCTGTAGTTCGCTCAACTTTGACAATAAATGGCACGCCAGGCAGATTATCAAAAGTATGATGTTGCAAATACTGAGAGCTATATTTGCCACTAATTGATACGGGATAAGTTCTTTTGCCAATAGTAATAACAAAGTTTACGGATGTTCCGTTTGTGTCGCCATTATCCTCTTGCTTAAAAAGCGATTGGACACCGATAGTCAAACGTAATCGAGATACCTTGCTATCGGTCACGGTTCTTGTAATCGGTAGATTTTTTTTAACTAGGGTGCCAACACCTACCTCTTTTTCTGAGGTGTTAACCCCTGCCATTAAATCCTGTACTTGACCGCCTACACGCCCCTCTACTTGCACATTTTTAAAATTATAAGAGCCGTCTTTGTTTTGTACTGGCGTTTTGTCAAAATAGATGGATTTCATTCCATCGGCTAAACCGTAAACCTCGCCCTCTGAAATTACTTCAACAATTTTGACAAGTTGCTTACTTCTTCCGCTCTCTTTCGCCTCGACTGGCGTATGACCGCCACCACCGCCACCTTTACCCATTGAAAACTCCTTAAATTTCAGTATCCATCGTTTCTACACCCTGAGATATGATGAGAGAGCCTACCCTCATTCTCCCATATGCCAATGGCATAGGTTTTCCCTGCGCTGTCATATTCGACAGGTTCGAAAATGCCGTAGATTGTTTCTTTTCTTTTTCAGTGCCCATTTTCATTTCTGGCATCTTTGTGAGCATTTGAGCTACGCCACCAAGCAATAACGATGCACCTAATCCTCCTACCATCCATGCGGCATTGGCACCAATAACACTAAACCCAAGCGGACCTAACGCTAAAGCACCTGCAATAAGTGCTACACCAGTGATTACCCCGAATAATCCGCCACGCTTTGAGCCTTTTAATATCGGAGTAAAGTAAACGGTTGCATCTTCTTTTAGTTTTTGGCTTAACCCCTTTTCTAAATAACGATTATCAAAATAATCTCGCCCCACCCTTACAGTGAATAAGCCTTGTTGAATGAACTGTCTTAGTTTTGGGATTTGGCTTGTTAAGGCGTGAATAACTTCTGCCGTTGTTTGGCAATCTAGCCTGAAATCAGATCCAAACTGTTTAAGGCTACTGTAAAATCTAACGTTGACCATTCTCTATATCTCCAAATGCTGTGAGTGTGTTTAAGCCAGTAACCATCGTATAAGTCACGTTTAGATAATCGTTTAGGTGCGTGATGCAATACCATTTGCTCGCCAATATAAATTGCAGCGTGATTAGGTACGTTCGCCCCTACACTAATCAAAATCACATCGCCAATTTGAGGCTCACTTACTTGCTCAAATCCTTGTTTCTCGATATTGTCTAAGTAGAGATTCTTACCATCTTCCCACCAATAATCTTCACGTTCAAAATCGGGTAAATTACAACCAGATAAGCGGTAAAAATCTCTAAATAGCGTGTAGCAATCCATTTCACCGTGTTTAAAATCACGACCAATTAAAAATTGAATTTTTGGGAAAATATGGATTCGCTCATCACAAACTAACCAAAAATCTAACTGGCTATAAAGTTGTGTTTGTAAATCTGCTTGTGATAGTTTTGGCTCGCCTTGTGGGTGTGAGTGGACTAAGGCTAAAACCTCGCCTTTCTCACTTGCCGCAATGTAATCTTCTGGCGATATTTCAAAGTGTTTTTCTTTATCTTCTGATGCGTTTTCGCAAGGCATAAAGACTTTTTCACCACCTACTAAAACAACAAAACCGCAACTTTCTTGCGGTTCTTTTGATTTTGAATAGGTAATAATTTCGTTATGTAATTTGCCGTCCATTGTTACCCCAACTTATCAACGCTAACAAATCCACCATAGTTATGCGTATTGTTTCGCAGCTTACATCCAGTCAATAATCCGCTGCACTTATCCTTTTTAGGATCTGCGGTTGGTTGGTCTTTTTCATCTGCAACTGCTCTGCCTGTATAGCCACACTCAACGCTACGATATAGCCAACTACAAGTAGATGTAATCATTCTTGCACCAATTAATGCATTATCGGTCTCAGATGGTAACGCCAGTGTAAACTGAGCAATATCTCGATTTAATGAGGATAATTGCTCAATCACAAAGTAACTTAACGCCTCTTGCGTTGGATCTGCTTTTTTATTGCCGTTTGCAAAATTCACCGCATCAAGATAGTGCATATAGACTAATCTTCGTCTGACAATTCCACCCAAACATTGATCAAAGCGATTACAAAGTGCGGTAATAAATCCGTTAATATTTCCCAATGTAAGTGTTGGGCGGTTACTTGGGCCATTACCTGACATTTCAAAGCCATCAGCTTTTACAGCAAATGGCTCAAATGTTTTGCCTTGCCATACGATAGATTGCGATTTTTCATTAGTACCGGCATAAAAGCGATATAATTCACCATTCATGCCGTCATTATCTTTCAATCCTCGTAAATCAACCTCAAACAACTCAATTAGTGCATTTTGTTCAAGTTTGGCAAGGTCGAGTTTAAATGCGTTGCTAATTAAGGCTGGCATTATGGCTCCTCTTTAAAATCACAGGTGATTTCTGTATAAGACTGATCTACCTTTGCAGGCCATTTTTTACAAATCACTTTTTTACGTTGTTTTGTTAAAGGATCGATAAAGTAAAAAGGTTTGATCCCTTGATGACGCTCGAAAAATGATAAAACATCTGGAGCGCTTTTATTTCGCACCTTAATTACAACAGAATAAGTTTTAAGCAAAGCATTAATACCATTCAATCTGCGCTGTGTATAACCATCGCCAAACACTAACTCACTCACATTTGGCTCGTTATCTACACTGTAATTAGGTCGAACACACCATTTAAATGTTTCTATCATCCAAGCATACCTCCATAACGCATATTCTCTTGTAGCATCTTGCCTGATTCTTGCTGTGCAATTTTTCGCATTAATTCAACTGTGATTTCAACCTGATCGCCACGTTGCTCTCGACTAACTCGCGCTTCCATTGGTTCACCGTTGTTAATAACTTTAACCGAGATATTTCCGCCGTCCCCGCGATTAAGTAAGCCGGTATAACTCGGCGATCCGCCACCACCAACGCGCCCGCCGTTAGCAAATTTCGGCAGTTTCCGCTGATTGATTGCCGTCATAAATCCAACACCGTAATGATCCACTGTGCGGGCGGTCATTACAAACTCATTATTAGACAACCAAGCAGGGATTGAATCGCTTGTTCCGGTGCCCGGACCGATAACGTGACCACCTGTAGCGTACCCACCAACTGGGCCACCGTCAGCAAAACCAAAGCCCATCGCACTTGCGGCAGATTTGATTGCATTGAATAACATCATCTTGATAATCATGTTTGAAATATCTCGCATGATTGATACCGCCATGCCTTTAAAATCAGCTTTGCCGGTCATAACAAAGTCAGTTAATGCGTCAGACATTGAGTTAAATGCCCTAACAGTGACATTGCTTATATTCTCAGCCACATTTCCAACATCATCTTCAATGGTTTGCAATCCTTTTTTAAATCCACCAACCGCACTTCCGCGCGCATCCTCATTTTGTTTTTGGATTTCCGCGCGACGCTCTTTGAGTTTGGCGATCTCCTCGTCCAACTTCGCGATATTTTCTTGTGACATGCCAATTTTCAACTTAGCCGCCTCAAGATCTAATTGATGATTGTATTGAATCAACTCTTGCTCTTGACGAGTTTTGCCAAGCAGAGTTAATTCAAATTCCATCGCGTCAAGTTTTTCAGTATTGTCATAACCAAATTGAGCGATAGCGACTTCTTGATTGGCTTTATCAATCTGCGTCGCCATGTCTTTCAGTTTAGCGATACCGTCTGCGCCGAAATGAGCGTATTTCTCAGCATTGGCAGTAATATCTTGAGTGAGTTTATTCACTTCCTGATATTGGCTAGGCTGACCAAATAAAGCGATGTCTTGAGCGTTGGCTTTTACTTCCGCCAACTTCTTCTGCATTTCGCCAAGTTCTTTCGTGTACTGCTTGTCGTAATCGACTTTAGCCTTTTTACCCGGCTTATTTCCAGCTTTCGCTAACTGAGTGTTAACGTACTGACTTACATAATCATCTGCCATTTGCCCGACATAGCCTTTCTCAGCTGCGAACCGACGACCTTCATGTTCATATAATTCTCGTCCTTTCAGTTTGCTTTCTTCTTGCTCCCCTTTTAAGTTCGCCATATCTTTGAGGTATGCCGCGCTCAGTTTGTCGTTAGCGTAAGCCTTTATTGTTCCGTCAGCTTGTTGGATCGCAACGGTGCCTTTACCGAACATCGTAGAGAATAATTCGTTCAGGCTTTTTTTCGCGTCTTCCGCCGATAATTTAAGATCGTCTAACGTACCGGAGAACACCAATACTTTATTCGTTACATCAGGTGTTTTTTGCGCCCCTACGCCCAATTTGTCATTTAGTTCAGATTGGGTTGCAGATAACTGTTCAGTCGATTTATCAAAACTTTTTTGGGCGTTTTCTAAACCGTAAGTTGCATCAACTAACTGACCTTGCAGTCTCTTACGTTTCTCCGCCTCACTCTCGAAAGAATACCAACTGTCGGCACCGTAGTTCGCCCAACCATTATTCAGATCGGCGAGCTGTTTTTCCAAATCGGCGACTAAGCGTTTTTTCTCGGCAACATCTTTTTTAAATGCAGCCTGACTTTCTTCAAGATCTTTAACTTGCTTATTCAGCGCTACGACGGTCATCTGCTGTAGCGCTTCTTTGCTAGTATCGATTGATTGTGTGTATTCTTTGGCCTTTTGAGTGGCTTCTTCTGTCGCGTCCGCCGTATTTAACCAATATCCGGCAAACGCCGCTAATGTTGTAACAGCAGTAACCCCAAGCATGATAGGATTTGATAAAAACGCGGTTTTCATCAAATTAAGTTCAGCTGTCGCCCCTCGCACAACCGCACGATAAGATGTCATCAAGATACTTGATCGAGCCAACCCGGCATTAGCCGCCGCTTGGGTAACTGCGTTTTCAGCATAAGCAGTTCGCAATGCCAGTTTAGATGCTGTTAACTCTCGTTCAGCCACAACCAGCTGTTGAGTAATTACCTTCTCCTGTTCTTTCAGTGCGTTATACTGCACCATGCCGGCGGCGCGCGCAGAAGCGTTAGAGCCTTGTAATTGTGTGGCCAATAATTCTCGCTCAGCGATAGTTTGTTGTTGCGCAATTCTTAAACTATCAACTCGCGCTTTCATTGCCTGATAATCAACCGTAGTTTGACGCAACGTTGCGGAGGTTGATTCCGCCATTGCCGACGCTCTTTCGCGCGCCGCTTGCGCAAGCTCTTTTTCTTCCTTGATTGCTACCCGTTGGGTGGCAAATTCGTGGACGCTACGGGATACTTTGATTGCGCCCCATATTCCCACCAACGCCAACCCTGCGGCGACGGCGGTATCCATATTATTTGCGACAACTAAAATACTTTTAGCAACCTTATCAGACCCACCTATGGATTTATCTAACTCACCAACAAATTTAACGGCTTTAGTGTTTAACACTTCTACCGCGTTTCCAACAGTAGTAACCGTTGTGGCATAATCAATATCGATTTTTTCTTTGACTTTCTCAAGCGCTCCAATAACACGTTCTGCTGTTAATTCGCCATTCTCACCCATTTCTTTTAGTGCACCAATCGGCACGCCTAAACCGTCTGCAATAGCTTTCGCAAGTGCCGGCGTTTGGATCATAACGGAGGTAAGTTCTTGACCGTTTAATACGCCTTTATCCAACGCTTGGCTAAATTGCAACAACCCCGCTTCGGCGGATGTCGCACTTACACCAGATAACGCAATTGTTTTATTGACGGTTTCGGTTAAGCTCGCCGTATTTTTTTGCGCTCGTCCTAGCTGTTCTTCTGCACTTGCTAATTTGGTGTAAACCTGACCAGTCGCGGATAGGCTTTGATATGTGCGGGTTGATATGTCAAAAATATCCCGCATTGCTGACGCTTGTTCCGTTTGATCTTTCGTTACAAGTCTAATGCGGTTTCCGAGTTCGGTATATTCGTCAGCAAAAGACAACACTTTTTTTACCGGAATGCCGGCAAACAAATTTATCTTAACTAACCGATCCGCGCCTTGGATACTTCTCGTCAGCCTTTGTACATTCTGCTCAATCGAATTTAGATTGCTGTTTGTTGTGGTGGCAAATTTAACCGCACTTTTTTGTGCTCGCTCCAATCCTTGCGAAAACTGGACTGAATCTAAAGCCAGATTAATATTCAGTGAACCTAATTTGCCAGCCATATTTACTCCATAAAAAAAGGCTCGCCAAAGCGAACCTTTTCTAAAAATTAATTAACGATTACTTGTGAAGCTGAGATTTCTCAACATTGAATTCGATTATATTTCCAATCACTAAAACAGTGATTCCGTTGAGTAGCGCAAACAAACCCCAAACCCAAAGCGGGGAACCTGCCAAACCACCGCCGAAAGACATATAACCGAGAAAAGAAATATATCCAACAGCAACCAAAAGGAAGATGACTTTTCTTAATTTATAAGTTAGCCAAACAACACCAAGGCTTTCTAAAAATTCCATATTATCCTCCTTAGTCCATACTTATAATGTACAGAATTACCGTATTTTATTCAAGGGATTAACTGCGAAATAATCGTTGTCGCTGCCGATTTCAACACGTCAAAAGACAAATCAATACCTTTGTTTTTCAGCATTGCTTTGCTTTTGTTCCAAACCGTATCATTACGGATCTTGTCTAAAAACTCGTGACCCTGCCAAGTCAAAGCTTTTGCGCAATAGTCCTCGCCGTCAAGCGATGAATTATCCTCAATCTCGATAAGTTCTGCCTGTGCCAAGATTTTATAATGATATGCCACCAGCTCCTGCGACTTATTTTTAAAAATGTCGGCTTCTAACGGCGTATCGTCGCTATTTTCTTCCAGCTTTAACAAGATTTTACGAATAAGTTCCCAATCTCGTTTCATTTTATATTCTCCAAGATCGCACTTTTATCGGTGCAGTCGGTTTTGAAAGTGTTTTAGATAATGGTTTTACGCTTGCTTTGTAGAATTGGCGTATCAAATATGTTTGGGTTGCATTCGCCGTCCACAATTCGCATTCTGTGCGCCAGTTCAAGCAGCATATCCGCCATTAAGTGCGTTTCGCTCATTAACTTGCGGTTCAGCCGTACGTCAACACAGCTTTTGCCGTCAATATTTTTTACCACAGTGCGGTTTTCGTCATCTTCGCGGGTGATAACCAACCAACGTCCGGCGTGAGGAATTTTCACCATTTGCGATGTATCTCTCGGCGGCGCAATCAATTCACCCTCTAACGCAATTTTGTGTATATACTCTACTGCTTGCGGTAATTGCTCAAGGGTTAAATCCTCAATGCTTTTCACATTAAAGCGTTGGTGTACCAAGTTATAAGCGTCGGAATATAACAAGCCGCGTTTGCTCACCAAGAAATTTACTGCATCGCGTAGGCCGGTGCGATCTTCTGCTGTGGTTTGGGCGACTTCATATTTTCCTGTTTTACGAATTGCCGGTAATACTTCAGCAGTGACCCATTTTCTAAAACGGTGTGGAACAGATCCTTTTTTCACTGCATCACGGCAACGTAAGATCAAAGTGTACATTCCGCTTTCGCTAACAATATTAACCTCACCGCCTCCGCCATGCACTTTTGACCGCCCTATGTTAAACATAGACCGCTCATCCTCATCTAGATTTTCCAAGGCTTGGGTTGGGTTTTTAATTCCTAAAGTGTCACAAAGATCTTTAGCAACAAACCAAGGTTCATTATCAATGGCTAAAGTGCGGATAGAATTTGATTCAAAGCTGAATGTAGATAGTTGAGATTGATTAGACATAGAATGTCTCCTTTTGGTGTTTCTTCGATATTGAGATTTACCCATATAGGGCGCCGAGCGGTTCGAAGGCTGCCAAAAGTCAGCTGGACGTATTCCCCTTGCGGGTATTGTATTAGTCACCCGCTCGGCATAGATGAAATTGGATTTATGCGTGTTAGGTCTTAATGGCAATAAAACTAAACGAGATCACAAATTTTACGCATAAAAAAACCGCTATGCTGTCGGGTGCGGACTTCCGCTTTTGGTTTCAGGCTTCGACACCTTGAGAAATATACTAATAAAAAAAGCCTGTGTTGTAAACAGGCTTTTGAGTGCGTTATTGCGATTTTTTTCTAAAATTTTCGTCATTAATACAATATTCGAAACAATCTCGAATAATGCCACTTAATCTTAAAATATTCTCAGGGCAATCAATAATAATCTGGTTGCCGGACATTTCTAAGCCAGATCTCGCAATTTCCTTATGATTTTCCTGTGTCAATTCAATCGGGATAATAATTGAAGGACGTTGTTTATTATCAAAATAGCGTAAAATCCATCTATTAGATTTACCTTGATATAAAACACTAAAATAACTTTCAGTATCTTTAGCGACTAAATCCGCATCTTCACCAAGGATCATCGAAACATATTCAAGCACTTGTCTTTCAGTATATGTAGTAATAATTTTATTATTATCAGGATCTATAATTGGAGCTTTTTCATCAACTTTCGTTACACCCTGCTCGTTATCTTTCTCTACTTCCGGCTCATTGCTGGAAAGACCCGAAACAACCATTGCACTAACTGCCTTTTCAACTGCTTGCTTAACAATTGGAGTAATTGATTCAAGAAAACGCTGATTCAGCTGTCTGCCAATGTTAGAACGGCTAGCAACATATCGTACGAACTCAATATCGCTTTCTTTCAGAGATGTTATAACTGTTTTTGTGAATGCCGATAAATAAATACTCTCTTCAGCAAGTGTTCGTAATGCTTCAGGTTGAAACTTATCATGACAGAATTGGGCTAACTGTGGTATTTTTGACTGATCAAATAATTCAAAATTAATCCTTAAAAATGGCGTACGATCCATTATGTTTTTTTCTTTAAGATCCGTATAAAAATGCCATTCTCTACCATTAGTAATTGCTGCTACCGCTACTTCTGGCGTAGCATTGAAGTATCTTGACAACTGAGGAGAATGATTATTTAAATCTTCATCATACGATTTTGCTTCAATAAACATTACCGGTAAGTCATGGCAGAATAAAGCATAATCGACCCGTTCTCCGCTCTTAGCTCCGGGAAAATCCGCTCCGTATTCAGCTTTAACTTTTGTTGGGTCATAAGGTGTAAAGCCTAACACGTCCAAAAAAGGTAAAATTAATGCCTGTTTAGTAGTTTCTTCTGTTGAACAATGTTTACCAACTTTCTTAACATGTTCAGTGTGAGCAATAATTCTATCTCTAAATATTGACTGGCTCATTTTTGATCTCCATAGGTTAAAAAGTCCGGCAGATTTTACCCAACTTTTTTGTAGATCTCCGTGAGTTAGATCACAATTATCTTAATAATTTTCCGTCAGCCACCAAAGGTAGTTCAATTTGAATTTTATCTTCAATAATGCGCAACGTAGCTTCTAATACCGGCTTTTTGCCTTTCCATTGATTTAAACCTTGACCGCATAGGCTGGCAAATTGTTTCTCGGCTTTGTGTTCGCCTAAGCATTGATAGTATTGCTCGAGTAATGTTGCGCCGCCTTTTGCTAATTGTTCCTGCATATAGTTAAAGGCTTTAATATAGGAAATTTTAAACTGCATTGCTTTTTTAGTTCGATACCCCATAACCAACAGTAAAAAACCATCTTTGGTCATTTCATAATATGGCAATGGCTTATTATTCTGTAAGTTATTGTTTTTAAAACAAAGCTCAAAATTGAGCCGGTTAAATTCATCATCACCATTTTCTAAAATTTCACGAATATCACGCAAAACATTTTTGTGGAGTTTTCCGAACACTTTCGCTACTGTTTCAGATGTGGTTACGGTTTTGTGATCTTTAATTTGAATAAATTGTTTGAAATTTTCTGGGTTTGCTAATTGCATGATGTTTTCCTTTATAAATTTTAGGCAACAAAAAACCCAGTGGTTAAACTGGGTCTATCGATTGGCTAAATATCTTTCCGAACCGTCATCTTCATTGTCGTCGGCTTCTGCCGCTTTATCTTTATAAAACGGCATAAAATCTTGTAATTCCGGCGGACTGCCTTTTGGATCTCGGTTAATCATCGCCAACAGGTGGCTAATTTGTGCGGTGCGGTAATCTTCCCGCCAAAGCCCGAAAGGTTGGTCTTGATAGAATAGCTCGTATTCTTGAAGCTCTCTTTCGGGCATTTGCTCAATTTCGCTTAATGTTTTACCCAACGCAAGGCTAAGGTTTATTTGGAACTTGCGCCGGTCGGTGAGTTTTTTGGATTAAGCCCCATAATGGCTTTATTTACCGCATCAAAAATGCCGCCACCGAGTTTAGAAATCAGCTTCAAATCTTCTTCACTGTCAGGATTAAACAGATTAACGCCGTTTTCATCACATAAGCGAAGCGCAATACCGCGCGGTAAAGCATTCGGATCGTAAATGTTCTGTAATTGCTTTTGCAATTCGTCTTCATCGTCCAAATTTAATTCTTTACATTGGGCCAAGGCTAATTTAATTAAGTGTTCGCGCTGACCGTAAATAATTTGGTTATTTTCGCCAACAGATAGATCGCGGATATAGTAAGTTTCACCCTCATATTCAAACGGTGCGACTTTTGGTTTTGTTGCTAAAAGTTTTTCACGTAAACTCATTTCAATTCTTCCATTCATTCAAAAAAATGACCGCACTTTTTAGGTGCGGCCGCGCAGATTAAGCAGTTACAGGCAAATGGTAATCGCGTTTTGCTTTCTTGATTGTGACGCCTGATTCAAACTTGCCTTTTGTCTCACCGGAGTAATTAGGCGAAGTTTGAATAAAGCCGGTGCCGTAAAGCGAGCCTTGCTGATTACGCAAAATCATCATGTAAGGGAATGTTTCCTTGGCAAAGAATTTTTTGCGTAAATCTGCCTGCATTGCGGTTCCCGGCGCGTAGAAGAAAGTGAGTTTTACTGAACCATACTCGATTTCGCCCGCTTCAGTTTCAGTACCCTCACTACACATTGTTGTGATGTCTTCTTCCGTGAGCGTATCGCCGTCGCCCTCAATCTGCTTGATCGCACAGAAATTAGAGGACCATTTAACCACCGCCACTTTTGCCGTGCTGAAGTCTGTTGGCTTATCTTGTGATGTCCAATCCACTTCATCGGCAAAAGTAATTGTGTCGGCCGCAACGGATTTAACCGGGAAATAACCGTCAAGCGAACCAAGACCGGTAATTTTGACAAAATCACCCGCTTTCGCACCATGACCTGTTGCGGTAATTGTCGCGGTTGGTGTTACCGTGCAGGCGGTAATGGCTTTTTCGGTGGTTAAACCAACGCCGATATAAAATTTTGTCCCCTGAAACGGGGTTGTTTGTGTTGCCATAGTTTATTCTCCATAAGCAATTTGATAATTGATTACGCGACGATGTAGCTTTGTATCCGCTTCATAATCGCTAAAATCATTCATGCGCTCCGCAAAGTCGAACGCCCCCGAAAGTGCGGTAAAAATTTGCTTGCGTAGGCTGAAAATGTCATCAGGATTTGGGCTGTAAATGTCAATCTGCACCTGATAATCATCAAGATCGCCATCTTCCAGCGCCGAATTTGGCGAGATGTTCGGAAACTGGTAAACGATGACCGGATAGTCTTTGTTAGTGTCCGGTATGACGCCATAAAAACAACGCCCCAAAACCAATGGCTTCAGGGCGTTATAAATTTGTTGCTGGATCATGTCATTTTCCCGCCTCCGCTATAATTTCATCGCGTAACGTGTTAATTATGGTTTGTGCCGCCTGTTGCTTTGATTGCTCAAACGCAGGGCGCATAAAAGGTTTTGCCGGCATTTTGGACGTGCCAAACTCCACAAATCGCCAGTAAAACGGATCGCGCGGGTTATATGCACCGCCTTTCCCTGTTTTATCTTTGAATTTGAGGACTTGTTTCGTTTTCAGCCCTTTCACCCAAACATAAGTATTTACTCTGCCGTTTTTGTCGATCTTCGTGCGCGACGAAATCGCTTTACGTAAAGTGCCGGGTTTCCGATACGGCGACGGCTGACTTAATACTGGGGCATTTGCTCTTGCGCGATCACGAATAATCGCGCCACCGCGCCGCATAGCTTTCACGGCAATACGATTTTTTGCTTTCCTACCCAAAGCATTCATCGCTTGCCCTAACTCTTTCAAGCCTGTTACTTTTACTGTTACGCTACTCATTCGGATTTTCCTTACACATCAGCTGTAATGATGTATTTCGTCCGTTTGTGTTGAGAACAGATAAGATTTCATAGTATTTGCCGTTGTGATTGACGCGCATTGTCGATTTAACGTCATCACGATAACGTAGCCAAATTTGCGTAGTGACTTCCGACTGCACTTGTTGAGCCGAAAAATACTCGCGCCCAGACAGTGGACGCACATCGGCCCAAACGGTCGCAACGTTTTTCCACGTCGTCACCGCCGCGCCGTAGTCGTTTACGGTATTGACCTGCTTCTGCAATGTGATTCGATGCCGTAGTTTTCCAATGTTCATACGTGTATAAACCGATAACGTTCAATAATTAGCCTTACAGTCGGCGGTAAATCAAAATTGCTCACGCCCTGTCCCTCATTCCATCCGCCGCGATTTTCGAACATGTACGCTACCATCATTAACATCGCTATTTTCAAATCACCTGTAATTTCCTGTGCGTTATCAGGCGCATTGTCCGGCAATGTGTCGTAAAGTTTGCGGTTGGTGTAGTTTTCGATTGTCGCTTTGGCTGCTTCAAGGTAAACCTGAAGCAAATCGTCTTGATCGTCGCTATCAATTCGGCACTGCAATTTGATTTCATCAAGTGTGATATTCATCACGCCCCCGAAAAAGAAAAGTGCGGTCGAAATTAACCGCACTTTATTGGTTATTTACCGATTAACGCTTTAATTGCTGAGGTATCTTCAAGTACGCAGTCAAAGCGGTGGAACGCTAAGAATGCAACTTGGTCGTATTCGGCGTAACGCTCGGTTAAGCGGCGCAATGTCATGTAAGCCACACGACGCACCACAAAGCGGTTAAAGTCGCCGAAATACAAGAATTTCGCATCTTTGGCAATATCGGCGATTCCTTGATCGATAACGTATTGCTTACCAAGAATGGTAGATGGTGCCACGCCGGCAACATCAGGCAACCATAACGGGCGGTTTTGACCGTCAACCATTTCTTTTAAGAGTTTTAAGGTATTGTCGTTAAACGCCAATCGGGAGTTACCCACGTTACGGTAAGCTGGATCAACGGAGTGCAACAATGCGTTAATATCCAACCAGTCCACCTTACCCGCTACTTTCGCTGCGGTGGTGCCTGTCACGCTTGCTGCCAACCCTTTCGGTTGTGCTGGTGTTCCTGCGCCGGTGCCTTGGATTAAATATTTTGCTTCTGCGCGTCCGATACGTTGTGCAATACGATCAGCCAAGTAAGATTCGATGTTAATCGCAGAATCTTGTAATAATTCGTTAGATACACGAATAATTTTGGATGATAATTTTTTCGCACCAAGGCTCGCGATACCGAATGATGTATCGGCTTCGGTTGCGGCGGTGTTTTCGCCGATTAATTCACCTTCTTCGGTAGTGCCGTCGGCAGTGATCCATTCGATGGTACGACCGTCGGAGGTTGTCAGGATTTGCGCTACTTGAGCAATACCGCCATAGGCTTTCATTTGCTCAACAATGCGTGCCTGCATTTCTTTTGGTACGGTATAACCGCCCTTATCGTTAACGCCGACACCTTGCGCGCGCATTTCCGCCAACGCTTGGCGCTCTTCTTGGCTCAATTCGCCCAAACCGTTACGCAAAAATACGTTAAACGCTTGAGCGCGAATTTCATCAACGGTCTTTGTTTTTTCACCGTCATGTTTAGCGCGTTTTTCGGCTTCGGCCGCTTCTTGCTCCTTAACGAATTTTTCATCCATTGATCGAAGTTCTTCTTCACGCGCAATTACGGCATCTACACCGTCTAATTCGGTTTTCATTTTGTTCCATTCGGTACGTTGCTCGTCAGTCCAAGCGTTATCACCGATTTTGTCGTGTAATGTACGCATTTCCGCAGCAATATTGCGACGTTTTTCTTGTAGCTCATGTAATTTAGCCATTATGTTTTCCTCTAGAGATAAAAAAACCGCACTTTTTATGGTGCGGTCGGTTTAATTGAATCTGTTTACTTGCCGGAGATTAACGCTAAAAAACGCTCTCTGGCGGCTTTCTGGTGTACGGCTTTCTGAATATCACCGTTATTGCGGGCTTCTTTCCACGCGTCCAGCGATCGCGCCGTGCTGTTTGCCTCTTGATATGCCGGATAAGTTACCGGGCTAACATCATAAAGACGTGAAATTTTATGGATTTCGCGAATTACTACGCCCTCATCATCTTCATACCATTCATCACCATTACGGGCGACATTAAAAGCAAATGATGATTGGGTAATATCTCCGCGCTGTAGCGGAGCAATAACAAGATCGCGAATGGTCGGCGTATCGGGTGCGATAATGTCATAACGCAACCCTTTATCATCAACGCTTAGCGATAATGTCCCCGCTTTTGAGCGCCCTAAGATAAAATTCGGGTCATGGTTAAACAATCCGCGCACGTCATCATCCAGTACGTCATCAAACGCACCCGGCATGATGATTTCGCGAAAGCCCCACATTAATTGCGAACGGGTATTAAAAACCGAACCATACCCGATAATATGAGTAGGTTCGGAATCTTTACTTTCTGCCCGAACTTCGCCAACGTAGGACCGTTTTTCAATGTCACTCATCGGGTTCGTTCTCCTTCTGTTTTTCTGGTTCAATTTGTTGCGCCGCATTGACACTAACAAGATATTCATCCAGTCCGTCAACGGGGTTCATGTCTTCCAATGTGCGGGCTTCGTTTCGTGACATCCATCAGTAATCGCATTATGATAAAACTGCGCTCTTTCGGTTGGTGTCCCGCGCATGATGCCGCCGAGGTTAAATTTCACAAAATAGCCCGCCTTGCGTTCGGCTTGTGTAAATACCTTGCGGTTAATTTCCTGCTCCCAGTTCACGATCCAAGGCATTAAGCTGTAGCGGATAAACTGGATGGTTTGTTCCGAAATATTCGAAAAGGTCGCCTTTTCCAAATCGTTAATCATGTGCGCCGGAACATTAAAAATCCCCGCAATCTCTGACCGATTCAATTTCATCATAGATAATAGCTCGGTATCGACCGGGGAAACGGTTAATGCTTTATAGTCTAGCTCGGCAGGTAAAAGCACTGTTTTGTTTTCTTTGTTTTTCAATTCCGAGCTGGCTTTATCCCAGAATTTCTTGAAGCTCAGCCATGATTTTTCGTTAAGCGGCGTTTTCACGCTTACAATTCCCGCTGGGCGTGCATTGCCAAGGAAAAAAGACCCTGCGAAATCTTTCGCATTCAACCCAAGCCCGATCGTTTCGGCGTGCTGCTGAATAACAGATTTACCCACTTTCAACGAAGCACCAAGCGCTTTAACGTGGATCATGTCATCGGGACTAATTGACAACGTTTCATCTTCGCCGTAATAGCCGTAAATATACCGTCCTCCGTTTTTAAGTAACTGCACTAACCACGGCTCACGCGTTTCAATCGATTCAATTTCACCATTTCGGCGGCGGACGATGTGTAAGTAAGAGTTCCCGTGTAAAAGTACCGCACTTTGCCCATATTCTCGCATTTTGTAGGACGTCTGCCAAAAATTAGGGCTGTCATGGAGTAGATAAAATAACGGGTGGTCGCGCGCAGGTTCAATGTTTTTACCGTCTTTGCGCATAACGTGTAAGGGTAACTGCGCAATAGCACTTGATAGCACATACACACAGGCATAGACCGCACTTAATTTCATTGCGGTGTCAGCGTCAACGGCACGCGATTGTGTTCCACCAAACAAGTCATCGTAAGCGCCCTCGGCACTTAATGGCACTTGTGGATTTTCAAGCGAGCGCGCGCTAAACAATTTATCAAAAATCATTTACGCCCCCGAGATGAGATAATGGCGTATAACAAGCAAAGCACGCCGCCAACAATACAAGTATCAGCAGCGCCATATTGTAGGTAAACGCCGGTACATAATGCGAAAAGTCCAGCCAAACCGACCAGATCAATAAAAAATGTTCTCATAGCGTTAATACCTCGTCCGGGATAAATATCCCGTCATCTTCGTTTAGCATGATTCTTCCGATTGCCATCATCAGCGCGACGGCACCGTCGATTTTATTTTCCGGTATTTCTTTCACCGGACGGACAATGTCATCATTCCCCGCAGAATGTTTACCGACCACGTTACCGATACACCACGTCATGATCGGGTTTCCGTCATGGTGGAAGCGCCCTGATTCTATAGCCGCTTCCAGTTCTTTCATTGGGTCGGATAGATTGGTGTAATTTTGCGTGATGGTAATCGGGTTTAATCCCTCATCCGCCATATCGTGAGAGATTGCGATCGCGCCGTGCGGGTCGATTGCCACGCAATTAACTTGATGTTCCTTGTTTGTGTCTTTCACACATTCAAGGATTTCGCGATAGTCCACTTCTGCGCCATCGGTTGCGATTAAATGCCCGCTAACAACCCATTTCTGGTATTTATCCACCACCCGTTTTAAAGCCGTATCAATACTAAAAACAGTGTCTTCCGGTACAAAAAACAATGGAGAAATGCAGTAATAATGACGTTTACCATCAATAATTCGACTAAACACCCGCACAAGTGAGTTCATATCGAGCTTTCGCGCCATATCCAGACCGAGGAAAACTTCTTCACCTTGGAAATCTTCAAGGCTTAATGTTTCGTCGTAACACTTCTCCCAACTCACCATGTTGAAATAGGATTCTTTCGCTGATACCCAAACATTCAGGTGCTTTGTTTTGAATTTATTCGTGAAGCGTGGATTGTTGATTGCCTGTTTCTGCTGACTTATCAAATAATCCGCATAAACCGAAACATCAAAATTTGGGTTGGCTTTTTGTAGCACTTCTGGACTTGTCCAGTCGTCGCCCTCGTCGATTGTGTAGATTAAACCGAACAATTCATCATTCGGCACCGTGCCATTCAGCATTTCAATCACTTCGCGGCGCTTGTCGTAACAAGGCCCTTCGATGTTGTAACCCGCCGTCGTAATAATCCACATCAACGGCTGGCGACGTGCGCCCATACCGGTGAGCATTGTTGTATAAAGTTCGTCGTCTTTATGCTCATGGTATTCGTCCACGATCGCACAACTCGGCGACGCACCGTCCCCGGGGTTCCCGATTAATGGTTCAAAGCGTGATCCGTCGGAGGGGCGGTTAAGATTGGATGCGTTAACTTCAATTTCGAATGTTTTACAGAGCAATTCTGTTTTCTTACACATTAACCGGGCAGGGCGGAACACCTCCCACGCTTGCTTCTCGGTTGTTGCCCCCGAATAAACCTCCGCGCCGAACTCGCCATCTACGCAAAACATATACAACCCGACACCGGCAGAAATAGCCGATTTTCCGTTTTTACGCGGGATTTCGGTATAAACTTCGCGGTAACGGCGTAATCCGTTGACTTTCTTGATCCAGCCGAAAGCATTCGCCACGGCGAATAATTGCCACGGCTCAAGCGTAATTAGCTGTCGTTTTAACGCCCACTCGCCTTTAGTGTGCGGCAAAAGTTGAATAAATTTACAAGCGCGTTCCGCCAGTTTTTCATCAAAGCGATAAGGAAAATCCTTGTCCTTTTGATTATCCAAATCATCTAAATGCCGCTGACATGCTTTAATCACCAAGCGGCAAGCTGGAATCTTTCCGGAAACGATATCTTTTGCGTACTTGTTCGCTTTTTTTACGTTATCCGTCATTGTATTAACTTTAACTCCGCGAATGGATTGTGATTTTGCTCATCTACCTTACCAATCAATCGTTGTCGACTGCTTGGGTCAAGTCCGAGCAACGCTCCGAATGTAGTCATCTGTTTCAACGCTTCATTCAAAACAGTAAAAGCAGGATTTTTCGATAATCCACCATTACCGTTCTCAACAAACGTGCCGTATTTTTCAACATCTTTACAAGCACGATTACGATTCTGATATGCAATGCAATAGTTTGTAACTACTTCAAGATCGGTTTGGAGTAGAACTCCTTGGGACAGTAATTCTTTTAGAATAAAGGTCCACATCTTTTTACCATCAGTATTAAGCTGAGATGGTGGTGGGGTGTTTTCATTAAACGGGCTAAATTCAGGCTCGTCTTTATTTAATTTTCTTTTACCGGGGTTGCCGCGACGCTCTTTCACTTTCGTCGGAGTGGGCTTTCTTCCTCGCCCCGGCGTTGTTGCTATTCCTGTCATTTGGCTTTTACCCTAAATTTTTAATTTCGCGGTTGTAAAAATTGAGTTGAACGGGCGGTATCCATAGATGAAACCTATAGAGATTTACCCGCCCCCTCCCCATGTAGAATTGACCGCACTTTAAACGCTATCTCAAGCGCTCTCTTGCGGTTTTGAATTTATGGCATGAATTACATAAACTTTGTAGGTTTGAAAGAATGTCACTGCCACCATGTGCTTTAGCTATGATGTGGTCAACGGTTGTTGCTGTAACATATCTGCCTTTTTTTAAGCACTCTTGGCATAGATACTTGTCACGCTCCAATGCGACGATGCGCAACGCTCGCCACTGTGAGCCATAACCGCGTTGGCTTGCCGTCTTGCCTTGTTGGTGTCGTTGCCATCCGCAACCTAAATGTAGTTCACAATAACCGCTTGAATGCGTTGTTGTGTTCTTACATCCCTGTTTTCGGCATGCTTTAGGTATTCTTGCGGGCATTTCCATTCCTTTTGTGTACATACAACAAAGGGCGCTTGTTTTAACGCCCTTTAATTTTCTATTTAATGCTGAGTGTTCTCGACTTGCCACTCTCTTATCTTATCAATGCGATTTAGGCACATATCGCGCTCACGCTTAAGGATGACAGAGTATTGCGTAATGTCGCCGTACGTATTGCCATCAAAGCCTGTTTTGTCTAAATGAGCAATGTAGGCAGACGGCATGGTCGGGCAGGAGTTAGCTCGGGGATTATTTCCGCAAGAACTCAACAACATTGCGAGGAGCAATAGCGTTGTAAGGGCTGCTGCTTTTAACTTCATGTGGGATTGATTTAATAACTTCATCTGATTCGCTCCGTGCTTCTGCTTCAGCCTTTGACAGTTCTAACATGATGCGCTGATTTTCAGCTGCTTCGTCTTTTAGCCTTGTTATCTCTTTTTCTTTTTGAGACAACGCTTGCGCCTGCTCTTTGTTATCGGCTCTTAAGTTAATAATAGTGTTTGACTGGTACCGTAACCAACCACCCAAGCCCAAAATCACAATCACCGATACGCCGATAATTGTTCCGGTGATTTTATTAATCCCAAACATAAGGCTTTCTCCACATTACGACGCTTGACTAGACCCGGCAGGACTTTACCCTGTGAGTACACCCAGCGGGGGAATTGGCTGCACATTAAATTAATATCGCCTGCGCGGGCGTACTTAAATAACGTGGCTTGTTTTAACTTCGAGCAACCGGCGTTGAACGTGATTGATACCGCTGCCTCAAATGCTCCTTGCGGCAACTCTTTACCATTTGCCCAACGATTAACGCAATTCTCAGCAATCTTGATGTTATCTTTCCAACGCTCCGCTATTTCTTCGTCTGATAATTTACGACCTAACACTACGTCGTTTGTATTGCCGATTCCGTCGGTCCATACGTCAGCAGGACATTTATACGGTTCACGATAACAATCTTCCGCATTGCCGATAACCAGCAACCCAACTTCACCGGTGCGGATTTCGTCCGGATAGTTGGCGAGGATAATTCCAGCGATGACAACAACACTGCATTTAGCTAACGTTTTAAGGTGCTTCATTTGATTAACTTCCCGCTTTTATCTCTCACGCCGGTTCGGATTTCTTCAAGCTCTAACATACGCTTTTTATATCTCGATTCTCGGATATAACCGCAGACCGTGACAAAAATACCAATTAATACCGCCCACTCGCTCAGAGTTAGCGCACCAATCAAGCCGGTTAGCCAGCCCCAAAACTGAGATTCAACGGGCATATCTTTAAATACTTGCATTCTCATAGCTCCGCCTCGTGTTACTTTGTTAAAAGATGGTTCCGCGAGGTAATAAAAAACCCCGACCGGAAAACCGATCAGGGTTATAAAATTCTACTTGGTAAACACCACTTACACGATGACCACCATATATGCCAATGATAGTGCAGGTATGCAGGGTGTGTCAATAAGTAATTTTTATATTTTTTGAATTTTGTACACCAGTTTTAAGAAGAACGAAACCTGTTACAAGAAGTTCGTGAATTATAGCTTTTGCTAGGCTAAGTTCTTTTTTGACATTTCTCTTAAATGTATCAATGCTCGGAACTCGAATATTTGATTTACCCGCGCATGGTTGCATGCTAACCTCCCCGCTATTTTCGCGCAGCTTGACAGCAATCCTATTAATTGGATTTTTATTAACGTAATATGAAAACAGAATATAGCGTAAAGTGCGGTCGTTTTTCGCAAAGAACTTATCTATCGTCTGGCTTATCATGTAGCCTGTTTCATCGTCACACATCTGTTCACCGGGTTCTGCCGGCATTGCTGATTGCATTAATTTAGCGATGATGTTTAACTCTGGCTTATCTAGTCTGCCGGAACGCACCCAGGCGCCCCACTTGTACATCCATTCATCAACAAATTCTTCCTGTTCCTCAGTCAATTCAAGCTCGCTAAATTTGCGCATTCATACCTCTAACTCTTTGATTTTTGCTTTGTAGTATTTGATGATTTCTTTACAATCTTCGATGGTGTATTTCTTTAGCTCGTGGTCTTGTCGCTCTAACCAAGCCACCTTATCTGCGCCGATTTTATTTACGAGATTGATTCTATATTCGATAATGTTTCCGCTTTTGTGGTCATTACAGGGGGCGCATTGTTTGTGTACGTTTAGTTCGCAAAATCGCAATTCGGGACAGGCTCCGACACTGCGATAATGCCCGGCGTGGTATTGCCCTTGATGATAGCGACCGCAACTGATACAAGGCTGGTCTTTATCCCGTAAACGGATAAATTTATTAAATACCGCCTGCGCCTCTTTTAGCCACTCTGAACGACTTTTTAATTTAGCCTTACGTTCATTCAGCTTTTTCTTTTCTTCCTTGTCTCGCGTTTTCTGTGCGTTTTGACGGGTTAAATCAAGCGCGCATTTAGGTGAGCAGACTTTTTGGAGAGAGTTTTGGGGGATAAACTCAATGCCGCATGACTTGCATTTTTTAGGCTTGAGGGCTTTAGTTTTTGGATTACTCATCGTCCCTCCAAAATCAGCGTCAATCCCAACCCAACGCCTAACGCAATCCACATCAAGCCACCTAATACACAACCGGTTAGGCAGTAAATAAAAATCTTACTTGTGTGTTTTCCGTGGACAAAAAATAACGCCCAGAACAACACAAAAACGGGCGTAAGTGATAGTGCTGCCAATACCGCAAAATAATGAGTCCAAATCATCCTTGACCGCCGTTAACCAACCAAATAATAAATGCGGTAAAAACTAAATACGCAATCCAGTTCCAATCAATGTTTTTCATCGTCCGTAAAATCCCCATCTGTCGTTAAATTTAACCCCGTTAGCCACGCCGTAAGCCGTGACATATTCGATTAGGCTTGCCATTCGTGACACGCTCATTTTTGCCGAGCTCTCACGGATATTCACAAATTCGCCCTCAAGCCCCGGCACAACTTCGGCTTTTTGATTGGTGGCGATCGCGTGACCGGAAATGAAAAGCACCTTCCATTGCTCCAGCGATAATTTCTTCCCCATAAACTCGCACTGTGCGGCGACATCACCGCACATGGCGTGAAATTTCGCATTTTGCTCAAGGTTGCGTGTCATTGGTTGGATTTTGATAACCAACGGCTTTTTATCGTCCGTTGGTAAATCTTGGATAAACGCTTGGCAATTCGACCGCACTTGTTCGTTGCGCAAGAAAAACGTTTGCTTGTCAGTCATCGCTATACTCCACACCTAAATCCTCTAACCCAAAGTAACCGCAAGACCTTGTGCGATTCATAGCGCAATTTTCGTTTGCTATCGGAAATGGCAGTGGGTGGATTACATGACCATTACAACGGAATCTATCCTCTGACCATTCGCCAATAAATGCGCTTACTGGTTCGCCATCCCATAAATCCTCAAGAGGTGCGCCACATTTAGGGCATCGCCATGTGTTGCGGTCAAATTGTTGATCTGTCATTGCAATGCTCCTTTACCGTAGCTTTTGTGACTTTTTGTTTGTGCGGGTGTATTTGCGCTATTAATGTATTCGTTAGCCTTGGCTTGGTCGCAGTCGATAAAATGCCCTTTATTAAACTCAAGGTAAGCCGTTCCTTGTGCGCCAAAGCGGTTTTTAGTAATGATTGCCTCGGTGTAAGGATTGTTTGAGTTTTGATTGTGGTTGCTCTCACGGTAAAGCATAATAATTTGGCTTGCATCTTGCTCGATCGAGCCTGATTCACGCAGTTGTGAGTTAATTGGTCGTCCGCCACTCTTGCCGTCCGCCTCTCGGTTTAACTGGCAAAGTAAAATAATCGGGATATTGATATTTTTAGCAAACGCCTTGAGCGCGCTCATAGTGTTACCAATAGCCTGAGCCTTGTTTGAGTTGGCGCCCTCGTTGTGATTCATCAGCCCAAGATAATCAATAACGATCGCAGACGGTGCGCCGACTGAGTTAATGTGATTTTCGGTGATGGCTTTGATTTCCTCTGCGCTCAATCCGCCACGATCGACAAAATAAATATCGTGTTTTTTAATCTCGCCAAGCGCATTGGCTAAACGGTTGTAATCCATCTCATCTAGCTCTTTTGGATTTCGTAGCTTTTTAACGCTAACTCCTCCTTGCGCACTCAAAATACGGTCTAGCAACTGCATATTGCCCATCTCAAGGCTAAAAAATAATACTGAGCCGTTGTTTGCGGCAATATTGCGAGCGACTGTTAGGCTAAATTCGGTTTTACCCGTACCTGGACGACCTGCAACTACAACAATATCGGTACTATCAATCCCACCTAGGATGTCATCAACAGCTTGGATGCCTGTATATAGCAAGCGATTGTTAAAATCACTAGCAGTGCGCTTTTCCAATACATCAGCGTAGCTATCCACTAAATCCGCCATCAATACCGGTTTTACTTCGGTTTTTGTTACGAGTAGCTTTTGGATTTCCGACAATGCTTGCTCGGTAATTAATTCAACTTGATTTTCACGGGCTGTCTGTAATTTTGCGGCAAGGTCTAGCATGCTTTTTTGGGCCATGCGATTAACCCAGGCATTGCGGACTTTTTGCGCATAACCTTTTAGGTTTGACGTGGCAAATGTGCTATTGGCAATCTCTGCCATAGTCGCAAGATCCTCGCCAAAGTCACTATTTAAAATCACCATGTCGATCATATTGTCTTTGCGTGCGTGCTTGCGAATATTGCGATAAATTGCGCCAAGGTTGGCAATAGCAAACATTTCAGGCTCGAGCCACGTCATAACCTCTCTTGCGTCAGCGGATAATCCACCAACCAAAAAAGAGCCAATCAAACTATACTCAACGCTAAAAATCGGATTTTGGTTTTTCATAGCGCGCGCTCCAAAGTTTTGTCCAAAGTCTCAACTCTGAGTAAATATTCAAAATCTGCTCTCCAGTTGCGATTGTTATCGCCAAAGTAAAATGGTGGCGCGGAAGTTATGAAGTCGGCGAAATAATCTCTAAATGCGTCAACGGAACCATCGCCAAAACGCTTTAACAATACGGCGGAAAGGTTTTTAATCGCCCGCTTGCGCTTATCACTCAAGTTATCCGGATCTGCAACTTGCGGTAAATTCACGGCGTAACAATTTACGCAGTCGTTGTATGCTTGTGCGATCTCCGAATAATTAATACTTGGAGCCTTGGAGGTTTTTTTATTTTCTCCAAGGGGGGAAGTTTCACCCTCGGCGTTAGCCGATTCCCCGTTAAGGGGTAAGGGGTTATTATTAGAAGTCTTTGGATCTCTTTGGTTATTGCTTTGGTCATTTTGACTAAATGTCATTTGGTCATTTTGACTAAATGCATTTTCTGTTTCGGCATCTTCCATTTGGTCATTTTGACTAAATGCATTTTCTGTTTCGGCATCTTCCATTTGGTCATTTTGACTAAATGGGGAATAGGTATTTTTAACCTGAATTTCAGATAATTTCTCGTAGTCAATCGAATACCATTTCGTTTTATCCATTTTTATTTTGTTAAATTTGTCAGTGGATAGAACAAGCCCCATTTCCTCAAGACTTTCAATTGTTCTTTGTACCGTTTTTAGTGACCAGAAAGAAAATTCTGCTTGCCAATCTTTGATTGTGTTGTACACCCAAGAACGACCATCAGCACGGTTTTTGCTAATACGCAAGAAGTAGTGCAATTGCTGTAAAAAAATCGCTTCGTTAAGTCCTATAGCTTTAGCTAAAGAAGGAAGAACTTGTAACGGCTGATCGTCAATTAATAATTTTCCAATACTCATCAAAATTTCTCCTCAAAGAAGAATCTAATCTCTTTAAAATTACCCAGGACGTTCAATACGCCTCTTCTCTTTAAGAATTCAATCTGGCATTGGCTGAATTCTGGTGTGGGGATAGCTTTCTTGAAAGATAAGAAAAGCCTGAATTGCTCAAGAGTTTTAACTCCTTTTGAACTATTACATTTGCGGCAAGAAGGGAATAAATTATCAATATGATTTGAACCGCCATTCGACTTGGCAACAACGTGATCAATTACCATAGTTTCGTTAGATAATTTTTCGCCACAGTATGCGCAATGCCAGTTAAATTTCTCCGCAACTAACAATCTTTTTGATTTGCTGAATGTTTTACTCATCACGCCTCCAACCAATACTGGGCAACACGCTTTCCGCTTGGCACGGTAATCATTTTGCTGATGATGTTGTGACCATGTTTTTTAAGGTCGTAGATACGGGCACCAAGACGTAAGCAGTTAAAGCGCTTTTCCGCGTCCAAGTGCGTTAATCTCTCGCCGTTTTTGAGTGCTTTTAAAATCTGAGCTGATTGTGTTTGACTTGTCGTCTCGTTTTGATTAATATTTTCCATGTTTTACATTCCTAAGTTTTTCTTAGTAAATAGCCACGGTTGCCGCCGTGGTTTTTTATTTGCCCAAATATTTCTCGCGCAACCGGTCGTCAAAGCCTTTTGCCGCCAATAAAAGCAGTTCCAACTCTGATTTCTCAATTGCTACATGAGAATTCACATCGAAAACATCAAACCCGTTTGCCGCAATAAAATTAAACGCCTGATTAGCGTCTTCATTGCTGACAAAACGGCTCAACGTGGACGGCGAACATTCCATTTCGTCCGCGATCTCGCATTGTTTCTGTTTCCAGTATTTGTTCATAACCCGATCTGAAAGTGGTTTTGCGGATCGGGTGAGTTTATTGCGTGCCATTGCGCTTGCCTGTTGGTAAATTAATCCCACAAATCAGGGCGTAATTCGGATTTCTTAACTTTTCCGGCGGTAAGCTCTTCAATCTTTGCGCAACGTTCCGCAGGAACTTTTTCACGCCACTTGGAAACAGCCCAAGGGGTAAGATTGAAATGTCGAGCCATAGCCGAAATACCGCCCACGATTTCATAAGCTTTTTCGATTGGTAGCATTTTAACCTCTTTTCTCTATTTAAAGTAGAGATATTCTACTACTAAAAATAGAATTGAATCAACTATTTTAATTTTGTATCTTCTACCTTTAGTAGAATAAAGGAGTGTCTATGACAGATTTAGCAAGCCGGCTTAATGAATTAATGGCTAAACAAGGCAAGAATATTGTGGATTTACAAAAATCTATTGGCGTAACCTATGAAATGGCTAGACGTTACACTTTGGGCACTGCGACTCCGAGAGATAAAAAAATTGAAGCTATGGCGAAGTACTTTGGAGTTAGCCCTGCTCATTTGAAATACGGAACAGCCGATTCTTTAGAAAATCAAGTAACTTCTAATGTGAAAGACGTTGGCTCATTCGACTTATGGGATCGCAATACTCCACTAAATAACGATGAATACGCAGTCCCGTTTTATCAAGATATTAAGCTTGCTGCCGGAAACGGCTTTGCTGATGACATAGAGGACTATAACAACTTCAAATTGCGTTTTTCCAAAGCAACACTACGTAAACAAGGCGTACAGTACGAAAACGCGGTATGTGTGATTGCTGACGGAAATTCAATGGAACCGGTTATTCCAGATGGAACAACGGTAGGAATTGATTTGGGCAATAAGACAATCCGAGACGGCAAGATTTACGCTATCAATCACGGCGGCTTGTTGCGCATAAAACTACTCTACAATATGCCAAATGAACAAGTGAAAATACGTAGTTACAACAGCGAAGAACATCCGGATGAGATAGCAGACATGCAAGATATATCAGTCATTGGGAAAGTCTTTTGGTATTCAGTTTTACTATAGAAACTAACACTGGATATCGTTGATCTTTAATAACAGCTAACCTAAGGGGAAGATTATGGAGAACTTTATTTACGTTCCTGTTTTGAAAACCAAACAAAATGAGTTTTTAGCATTGAGTGAACTGGATGAGAAAATAAAAAACAAGATAAAACCGTTATTTATTTTAACTCAAGATAAGTGTCGCGAGAGAGCGACATCATTAGCCAATAATTTAAATAATAAATGGACCTTCAGAGAGGTTTTTATTGATATATGTCAAGTAAATAACTTCAATATAAATCAATTAGATCACGTTACATACATCTTTTCTGATCTTGCTAATCATAATATCCCATTCACTCCTGTAATTCACTTAGATAATCCTAATCAAACTGCTATAAATTACACAATCCAAAATAGAATATCATCAGCTATACTAGTAAGAATAAGAAATTTTTCACACTCCACACCAAATAATTTAAAACAATTAATTGGCTCATTATCAAATGTAACAGATGTTATATTGGACTTTGGAAGTGACATAGAAACAAGCAGACAGAACCATTCATTTAATATATCAACATATATTAGCCATATTTCTAGTTATATATCGCCAAATATAAATATAATTATTACAGGTTCATCCATCCCAAGTGAGTTACCAAGAGATAACTATATGCCATTTGGCATAGAGCCAAGAACTGAATGGCTTGGTTTTTATGATTACTATATTTCAGCACCACAAAATAACCCTATTATTTTTGGCGACTATTCAATAACGCATCCAGACGAAGCGGAGCCTATGACGTTTGTAAATCCAAATGCAAAAATACGATATACTATCTCAGATAGTTATCTTTTTGCAGTCGGCTACCAAGTTCATTCACATTCGTCCGGATTTGGACAATATCACGCAATGGCAGGGTATATAGTTAACTCTCCATACTTTATGGGGGAAAGCTACTCATGGGGAGATAAATACTTATATGATTGCAGCACTCAAATGTGCGGGCCAGGTAATATGGGAAGTTGGGTTAGGGTAGGTCATAATCATCATATAACCTTTGTTACTCGCCAGATTAGCGCCAATTTACGCGGGATTTCAATATAGCCCTAGTATTATCTCTTATCTCATTTAAAGAAAAGGTATCTACGATTAATTTGTAGATGTCTTTTCTTGTAAGCTTGCGAATGCGCCAATCAACCTTAATCTTTATCGCTAGTAAAGCTAACGCCTCTTCTTTCCAGATGAGTTTTGATAATTCAAGTGGGTCAATATCTTTATTCTTTTTATTGCGACGATAAGTAACAATATTCACGCCTCCTCGAGGATTCATCGTAGCAATCTTAACCCCCCACCAGTCAGGAACAATATTAATCGCTTCCTGAACATGCTTTTCTCCAACAACTAGAGTGACCTTATCCATAATAGACGAATAAGCCATAGATTGCTGTGGTAAACGTAAAAGATTGTCAGAATCGCTTTTTAGTTCATAGCCATGTAACTCACCATTAATTACAGCAATATCTACTCTATTACGCCCATGATCTAACCCCAATTCATCAATGACCAGCGTAGATGGATCGTTAATATGTGCCTTTAATATTTTGTCTTTTACCGCTTGGCGAACGTCCTTATCAAGCATTCGATTAATTGACATCTATTTCTGATTCTAATTCTGAGTTAAAAATTAACGCAATTATAGACAAAAATATAAAAGATTCATCAAAAACCTCCGCTTTCATATCAATAATCTATTCTTTTTTGTTCAAAATTTGTGATCTAGGTCACAAATTCAGCAAATAGTCAAAAATAAATTCAATTCAAAATCAAATGCTTACTACTTTAAATAGGAAAAAACTCTACTTTTACGCAATTTTTAGTTGCATTTAAATCTACTTTAAGTAGAATAAGCCACATCAAAGCAAAACACTTTGAGTTGCTCTTTAAAAATTTGAAACAGGTTAATGATGGGAATTCATGCTCTTATCGAGCTCAGCAAGAACAACATTGCGAATAAGTGGATTTAACTCATATTTATCATTAGTCCAGCCGTACGAAATAAGTTCTTTTGACAAGAGTTTTTCAATGGCTAGCTGAGTTCTGTTATCTGGGAAAATAATTCGCTCATTAAGGCAGGACATTGCAAGAACATGTTGCTCTTCTGTTGATAAATTATGAAGTAGATTGATTAATCTAGCTTGCTCTGAATTAGTTTTTAATGATTCACGCAGTTTTGAAATAATTGATTTGGTCGATTTAGAAATAAGAATCCAAATCATCGTAGAAACCAACGCAAATATCAAAGAACCAAAATTGGCAAGAGTGAACCAATCAGGAAAGAATGCCGGTGTTTTAGCGTTGAGATACAACGTTAATTCGTACGGGATGAACGTAAAGCCAACAAACAAGAAAACGAAGAACATGGTCATGTGATTAAAAACTACCTTGGTAAGTATGGTATTAAGTAACTTGGCGTACTCTTCCATGATGTTCCTCTGATTAAATTGTAGTCGCAGAGAGCATTATATTCCTCGTTGTAGTCGCATACAAGAGGGCTTGAGCCTTACAAGCATAAAGAAAGGCGCTCATCATTAACCTGTTTTGAGTTTTAGACAATTTGGTGCTTGTGCGAACGAATGTTAACAACCTCGAGGAGACGGGAAAGGTTGGTTAGACCCTGACAAGTAAACTTGCGCGAACTAATCATAGAGGGATTAGGAGCTTAGGCACACGGCTCGCAAGGTCGTGAGAGCTGAAAAGGCAACACTGGCATTCAATGTTCTAAGCAATCTGAAAAATGATACAAGCAGCTCCCGACTGAAAGGGCAAATGTAAGGGCGGGTGACAAAGTGGCAGAACTTGACATATCGGAGAGACGATAACAGGGCTTAAGATTGAGCCGCAAAATAAAGAATCAATCTCTTTGGAAAAAACTGTTATCGCAGTAATTCGCACTGACTTGCTACAAGTGCGAGATAACAAAAATGCCGCTTAACTGATAAAAAAAGGGATAGGTTAAGCCGCTCCGAGGCTAAGGGCATAGCGTAATTATTTATTCGTCCCTTTTCTGGCTTGAAGCCATTACAAGCATAAAGAAATGGCAATTAAACAAAACGGCATTCGGTCTTGTGATTAATTAACGTTGTGTGTTGTTGGTAGTAAGAAAGAGGATCGAGTGCTGTTCTGTTTGGTTCCTTAGGTTGTTAGCCCTCTTCGGAGGGCATTTTTTTTGAGGATTAAAAATGAAAAACGTTATTGATTTTTTATTGTTTGTAATCGTTGTTGCAGCTTTTCTTCCTGCCGCAATGGCTTTGGTTTTACTTTAATCGAGGATCGAAAAAATGAAACAGTCACTAAAAACTTTAATTACCGCAGTTTTGGCATTTGCGCTTAGTTGTACCGCGTTATTTTGGCTCAACCCTGCTAACGCCGCCGAATATGCGACAGATTACAACGATGTTGAGGTAAGTGAGCAAATCAGCGCGGAAACCATTGCGAAAGCAAAAGCACAATGGATCGAAGAAAACGGCGAATGGCAACCGAATCTCGATGCCAGAACCGAAAAATACTTACGAAAAACTACCGCACTTTTACAGGAACAACGAAATGCGAAAAGTAAGACGCGGTAGCGTGTTTAGTTTCGACAATCCGGACGATTATTACGAATCGCTGGAAGAACGACCGCAACGCGACGAACCGCCGGAAGATGACGAAGATCCTGCGGACGATGATTGCGACTATTGGAAAAGTAATTGCTACGGCAGAGGTTAAAAATGGAAAACCAAGAACAAAAATTTGAATTAATTATCAGCACAGAAAGTAAAGTGCTGACGTGTAATATCGCCGACTTTGAAAAACAAGCGGACCAATTTTTATCAACGCTCACACAGTCCTTTGAGACTGACGAAGATTTCGGGCGCGCAAAGGAAGAAGTGAAAATCCTTAAAGAGTTGGAAGATAAAACCCGCGCGGCAATTAAAAACGCACAGCGCGGCGATATTAATAAACTGATCGAACAGGCGGAATCGATCGCGGACAAATTCCGCGATGAACGTTTAAGTCGCGATAAGTTGGTAAAAGCCAAAGAAACAGAAGTACGCCAACGTATCGCCGAGGAGGCAATAGCGGAAATCATGGACGTGCGCAATAAAACTTGCACCGAAAGCACAATTTCACTTGCCTTGGAAATTACCACGCCGAAGAACGAAATAAACCAACGTATGCAATGGGCGACAAAAAACAAACGCACTATTGACGGATTGACTAAATCGGTAAATGCCGAAAAGGCGTTGGTACTCGCTGAATTAATGTCGGAAATCGCGCGCCTGCAATCGCGTTTAAAACTTATCCCAATCTCGCATGAATATCTATTCTCCGACGCGGTGAAACTGATCGCCGGCGAAGACGACTTGAAAGATATTGTCACGCAGCGTATCGAAGATGAAAAGCAACGCGAAGCACAACGCAAGGCAGACGCCGAAGCAGCAGCCGAGAAAGCCAAGCTGGAAGCGGAAGAACAGGCAAAAGTACAGGCGGAAGCGGCGGCGGTCGCGCAGGAAATGGAAGCGCAAAACCAACCTGCGGCACCGGCGCAAAGCGCAGTTGAAAATCACGGTTTTGTTATCCAAATTTCGTTGCCACCAATGCCGCAAGCTGACGCAGTAACTATCGCGCGCGAAGTTAAAGCCGTTTACGGCGACAAATACGAAGTAACATTAAAACCAGTGAAGGCTAATTGACAACCGCCCCACTTCGGATTAAGATAACCGCACTACTAAAACATAAGCGGCTATCCGCACCCGACAGAAAGCGGTTTTTTTGTACCTAAAATTTAGGTATTGCCCACTATGGCGGGTCGAGAGAGCTAAATAAAACACCCTCACGGGAAATAAGCTCCGCCGGTCTTATGTTCGGTAGTTGAAGCCTGCCACCTACTAAGTGGCGATACTAACTAAAAAACATAAGGTACAAAAAATGTCAAATCCAATCCAATTCTTAGACTTCAGCTTTAAAAATTCCCCTGTTCGCGTAATTACCGATCCAAACAATGAATACTGGTTCAGCGGTAACGATGTCTGCGAAATTCTTGGCTACGCAAATCCGCGCGATGCCATTAGCAAACATTGCAAAGTAGCTGGTGTCGCGAAACGCTACATCAGCTATCCAAGCGGTAAAAAGGAAGCGACATTTATCAACGAACCAAACCTCTACCGCCTGATCATCAAATCACGCAAACCCGAAGCCGAACCTTTTGAGGCGTGGGTCATGGAAGAAGTCTTACCGACCATCCGCAAAACAGGACGCTACCAAATGGGCGAACAACTCGCCTTGCCGGAACCGCAAAAATTCACCTTTGAATTTACCGAGTATGAACTTCAACAGCTTGCTTGGCTGTGGTTCGCTTTTAAGCGTGGTGTCGGCACTTTCCAACATATCGAAAAAGCCTTTAACGTTTTAGGCTCGAACATGAGCGGGCAAATCTACGGACAGGCTTACGAATATTTAAGCGTGCTACGCTCAACAAACCAAATCTTAAACCGCATCACAAGTGATTTTGACATCGACCAGATGACAAACTGGCGTGTATTAAAACACTTGCGAAGCTTTAATCCAAAAGCAGTCAAAATCGACTTCTAAAAACAACGCAAAATCCGACCGCACTTTTATGTGCGGTTTTGTTTATAGACAAACTAAAGGAAAATAAAATGGCAACAACATTACAAGCACTTTCGCAAAAATTAGCTAACCGATTTGAAATTGTCGACGGTTCGGATCTGATGACCACGTTAAAAAATACGGCATTCAAAGGCACTGTAAACGACAGCCAAATGACCGCACTTTTAATTGTCGCCAATCAATACGGATTAAATCCTTGGACGAAAGAAATCTACGCTTTCCCCGATAAAAGCAACGGTATTGTGCCGATTGTTGGTGTGGACGGTTGGGCGCGAATTTTAAACGAAAACCCGCAATTCGACGGAATCGAGTTCGACCTCGACGATGAAAAATGCACTTGTCGCATCTACCGCAAAGACCGCTCCAAGCCGATTTCGGTCACTGAATATATGAGCGAATGTTACCGCGATATGGGGCCGTGGAAAACCCACCCTAAACGAATGCTCCGCCACAAAGCAATGATCCAGTGCGCGCGCCTTGCTTTCGGCTTTACCGGTATTTATGACCAAGACGAAGCCGATCGCATTGCCGAAGCGCAAAAAGAGCCAATTAACGTAACGCCGAAACAAAACGTAATTGATGTTAAACCCATAGAATTTATTACTGCCGAGCAGTTACAAACTCTACAACAACTGATCGAAGTTACTGGTACGAATGTTGAGAAAGCCCTCGCTTATTACGGCGCGGACAGTATTGAAAGATTATCAACGCAAAGTGCGGTCGATTTTATCGGTAAATTAAATCGCAAACTGGACGCGCGGGAAAGCGCCGCCCAAAACAATGATGAAAATCTTGGAGATAATATCCCGCTATGATCGACGGATTAATAACCCTAGATTGCGAACAAGGCTCGGAAGAATGGTTAGCCGCAAGGCTGGGCATTCCGACCGCGACCGGGTTTGAAAACATCGTCACCGCCACCGGCAAGAAATCGGCAAGCTATATTAAATACATGGCGGAGCTGATCGAAGAAAGCATTTTAGGCGGCGGCGATACGTTTAAATCCGGTTTTATGGAGCGCGGCAACCAGCTCGAACCACAGGCGCGCGCCGCTTACGAGTTTTTAACCGGCAATGACGTTATTCAGGTCGGCGGCGTGTATCTCAATGAAGACCGCGAGATTATGGTTAGTCCCGACGGATTAATTCCGTCACTCAAAAAAGGGCTTGAAATCAAATGCCCGAAAATGAGTACTCATATCCGCTATTTGCTTGAGGGTGGCGTGCCGGCTGAGTACGTCATACAGGTGCAGGCGAATTTATGGGTAACGGGCTACGAAACTTGGGACTTTGTAAGTTACTGCCCCGAATATCAAAAACAAACGCTTTATCTGTTCACCGCCGCGCGCGATGAAAAATTAATGAAAGCGTTTGACGAACATATCCCGCAATTTGTTAAAACGCTGAAAGCGTATAAGGAATGAATATGGCTAAATTTACATCTATTGCACCTATCCATTATAAAGACGTAATGGACATTATGAGGCATGGCGATATTGCGTATGTTTATATGCGAACCAAAGAATTTCCATACGCACTAAAATTTGCCAAATCTAGAAAGTGCGACATCCGAGAATACGATCGCATAGAGAGCCGTGATTTAATTATTTGTAGGGTAGAAAAATGAGAAAGATTATTCAGATCACTTCAGACTGCATGCCGGAGACGGAATTCAGCCTAGTGGAAAGCAGAACTGTCGCATTATGCGATGATGGAACGGTATGGGAAATACATAATTTTAAAGATGGCTGGCTAAAACTCCCTCCAATCCCACAACCCCTAAGTGAGGAAGAAAAGGGATACTACGATAAGTTAATTGAAATGGATCGAAAGGGGGAATTAGATGATGAGGGAAAAGAGGAATTGTCACAATGGGCTAAAGAAGTAAAAAATCGATAAAACTAATTTGAATAACACCCGCTCACAAGGCGGGTTTTCTTTTATCTACAAACAACCCTTAAATAACTGGAGGCTCACATGAGCAAAACTAACTTTGACAAAACATTATCTCAACTTAATCGCGGCGAATTAAACGCAGAATTAACCGACGCACTCGCTGAAGTAATTAAGGCGGTCCGCGAAACTCGCAAACAAGGGACGCTAACATTAAGCCTGAAAGTATCCATGCTTAACACACGCACCGAAAACCAAATCAAAATCACACCAATGGTTAATTCAAAAATCCCTGAATTGGATCGCGAAGAAAGCATTGTGTTCTCAACGGCTGACGGTGACGTGCTTTTCGATGACCCAAACCAACTTAAAATGGATTTGAAAACCGTCGAAGATAAACCGGCAAGCGGTCTGAAAGTCGTTAGCAGATCCGCCGCAGCTTAAGCTTAATCGTAAATCTTAATCACCAGCCTGTCACACGACAGGTTTTTTTATTAACTCCAGAAGAGGAAAAACAAATGGAAAAAACAACCGTAAACGATATTGCCAAACTTGCGATCAATGGACTGCCTGTTGAAGATAGTTATAAAGCCGTTATTTTAAATAACGAGTTCAGCATCGAATCGTTGGAAAAATTACAGCCTGCGCCTAACCGCCTGCGCCAAAATCTGAACTTAAAAACCGAACAGTCCTTAATTGATTACGCCAACAAATTCAAGGTAGCCGGCACCGCTATTTTTGCCGACTTAGATGAATTGGAAATTACTGCCGTTTTTGACTACCACGCAGATCCGGCTAATCCACGTTGGGGAGACCATACCGCAACTTATAACTGTCCTTACTCAAAAGATTGGAAAGAATGGACGCGCAAAGACAAACAGGCAATGAGCCAAGTTGAATTTGGTGCATTCTTGGAAAACAACATTCATTGCATCGCAACTGACGGCAATATCGTAAACGGCGCCGAATTGTTGGCAATGGTGCTTGCCTTTGAAGAAACCCGCAAATCTGAATTTAAGTCGGTTAAACGCCTACAAGACGGCACTATGTCATTCACTTACACAGACGAAAAAACCGGCGGCGGTAACGCAAAATTACCGGAAGAAATTGTGTTGGGCATCCAGCCGTTCCATAACGGCGATTACTACCAAGTAAAAGCGCGCATTCGTTATCGCATTAAAGACGGTTCGCTGTTCTTGTGGTACGAATTAATCAATCCGGAAAAAGTGGTTGAAGACGCGTTTAATACAACATTGGAAAAATTGAAAGCCAATATTACCGACGTAGATTTCTACGAGGGCGTATTAGACTAAATAAATAAGACCGCACTTTAAATCAAAGTGCGGTCTTTTTCCAGAAAGGAGTTGTTATGAACGAAGTAAAACTGAATATAAATATTCCGGTATCGATGTTTCGGCAGATGTTTTACGACTATTTCGATAATACGATTGGCTATCACACACCGTCTAAATTAGTCATGTTTACGAAAGCGCATTGGGCGTTGTTTGATAGCGAATTAAGAGATCGAATGATTGAATCGGTTACACGCAAAGATGATGTAAACAAGAAGCTCGGTGATTCTGATTCAGAACTATCAAATTTCAAAGAATGGATGATTGCACACAGAGACGCAAATGAACAAGGTTCGCTGTTAAATGTAATCAATCTCCCAGCGGATATGCAATATAAAGACAAACTGCGGGGTGAATAA